TCCGGCTGATCGCACTACTATTCACCTGTTGACACGCCTGCCACACTCGCTTACACTCGCCTTTCCTTTTACACACCTTGACGGGATAACTTATGGAAAATATTGAGTTTTGGAAGTCCTTTGCGAAATGCAGAGGCAAGTTTCTTACACCAGAAAAAGACCAAACCAACAAGCACACTAAGCAGAAATACTGGTCTGTAGCGGTTCTTAACGATGCCGCCAGAGACTGCTTCGGTGATGATATTGTGTACTACTTCACCGACGTCAACGCTGAGGAGCAGGTAGGCTGTACCATCACACTGATTCATCTCAAGAGCGGTCAATCACACTCCCAGCTTACGTTAGTCGATAAGGTCAAGAAGACTGAGCAAGGCTGTGGCACTGGCTACACCTACGCCAAGCGCTACTGCTTAATGGGCCTGTTCGCTCTGGGCGATCCTGAGAACGATAATGACGCGCAACACGAAGAAGAGCCTGCTGAGACCGGAAAGATAGACAGCATCAAGGCTGACTGCGAGAAGGCTGGCATGAATCTTGAAACGTGCCTGCGGTCTGTGAAAGCTGACAACTGGAATCTGAGCGACAAGCAGATAGCGCAGCTTAGGAAGATTCTCAAGGAGCGCGAGCAAGTATCTCAGCAGGACTCATTCCTATGAGATATTTCTACCACGAGCAAGGATCATCTGAATGGAAACAAAGCAGGTGCGGATTCATCACTGCGTCTAATTTCAAACTTTTAGTTACAACGACAGGCACTAAAAGCCGTTCAGCTAAAACTTACCTGAATAAAGTTGTCGCTGAGCGCGAAGTTCCTATACCCATTGAAACTTACAAATCTAAATCAATGGAGACAGGCACTGAGCGAGAAGATGAAGCTCGAAGCAAATTTGAGCTGCTGCACAACATAGACATTAAGCAGGTTGGCATGATTGCTTTGGACGATCATGACGTTGGATGCTCACCAGACGGCCTGTGGGCCGATACAGGCATCGAAATCAAATGCCCAGAGCGTCATACTCATACAGGTTACAGGCTTGATGGCGGCCTTCCTAGCGAGTATTTCCAGCAGGTACAAGGCACTATGTGGGTGCTTGGCTTGGATTATTACTGGTTTTACTCTTACAACCCAGATCATCCTGATTTTAAGCTCAAAGTAGAACGTGATGATGAATGGATCGACAAAGCGGCCAAGATAATTATCGAGGCCGCACAATTAGCAGATAAACAAACAAGGAGACTGATAGATGGATAATTACAAGAGAAAAGAATGGGTCCAGTTGATGGGCATTAATAAGTCTAAATTTGAAGATGATCAGTATTACGCCAGCATAGCGGAGGATGACATGAAGGCTCTGTTTGAGGCTGTCAATTCCGGCCAGATAAAAAAGACACAATATGGTTATGAGCTGAAAGGCTGGGTAAATACGAATAGTAAAACTGGTGCTAAATTTATTAGCTTGAAATGGGAAAAGATTGCGAGCGAAACGCCTAATCCTGCCAGCGGTCCAGACGCAACCATTAAATTAGATGAGGACGTACCGTTCTGATGAAAGTTGTAGATTTCGAAAAAGCTGAGCGACAGATCAAAAACGAAGCAGTAAAAGCGTTTGTTGAGATGGGCTACTCGCAGGCCATCGAGTTTGAGGATTACGATGAAATGCGGAAAGCGTACTGGTCAATCAAAGGCTGGCTGCGAGGCAAGGACATTACCTTTGACGTTCAGCAGGTTACCAATGGCGGCTTTCACATTGTGAAGGTGAGGAAGTCTGATGCCTAAAATAACCATCAAGCCAGAAGATAGATGGTTTTCCAAATGCATCCGAGAGGCTGCTGATTGGACTTGCGAATGCTGCGGGAAGAAGTACGAGGAGAACAGCTCTGCGCTCCACGCCTCGCACTACTTCTCTCGGCGGCACAAGGCTATAAGATATTGCCCTGACAATGTTTTTGCTCATTGCTTCGGATGCCACCAGAAGCTCGGCGGCAACCCGGATGACTTTCACAAATGGATGGTCAACAAGGTAGGAGAGGCGATGCTTGAGATACTGCGTGAGAAACGCAACGACATCGGCCTAGCTAAGACCATCAACAAGAACAAGAAGGATGTGGCACGGCACTACCGTGAAGAGTACAAGCGCATCAAGGCTGTCAGAGAGGCTGGTGCGGTTGGTTTTATAGACATCATTGAATACTAGGAGACTCAAATGACGGGTGAGTTGTGGATCGTAAACACTGAGCATAAGCTAGAAAATGTTAAGAAGCATATCGAAGAGGCTTGGCAAAAGGACCGATATCTGGTCATAACCTGCAAGACAGGTAAACAGCGGAGCATCAGGCAAAACTCTGCACTTCATTTATGGTGCGAGCAGATAGCCGCTGAGCTGAACGAACGCCATTTGGATGTGCGAGTTCTGCTGGAGCATCACCCAGAGATTGAGTGGAACCGTGAGGCTGTTAAAAGCTACCTTTGGAAACCCGTGCAGAAGGCTCAGACGGGTGAAGAATCAAGCGCGAAAGTGAATAAGATTGATTATCTAAAAACCTATGAAGTGTTGAATAAATATCTAGGCGAGAAGTTCGGCATCCACGTTCCTTGGCCTGTGAATGATAATACTGAAAATTGATCCTAACTGGCTCGACATTGCCTACGGCGAGCCTGAAACGCTAAATCATCAAAGCGTAAATAGTAACAGCAAGATAACAGGCACTCTTGGCGAGCTAGCTACCTGTCAGGTATTAGATGGACTCGGCATCTCTTTTGATTTTGCCGATTCCAAAGATTACGATCTAATTGTGAAGGGTCTTAGATTTGACGTTAAAAGTAGTCGAGCGCCTAAGTACGGAAAGCGAGAAGCAGGTAACGGATTGGTTACAACGTATCTACGAGACCATCAAAAGTGTGATGTTTATATTTTTTGTTGCGTTGACATAGACAAAGATGAAATTGCTGTTATGGGCTACTGCAGCAAAGAATGGTTTTGGACCACAAAAAAAGGAAACGATTACGCCGCCGGAGAAATAGTTAAGACTAGGCCAATAAAATCAGACGCTAGGCTGTTAGGATACCGTTATTTAAAAGATATCGAAGAGATCTCAAAATGGAAGGCATAAGTTTTATTTTAAAAAATCCAGAAGACTGCGAAGAATGGCTGAAGAAAGCTGCTGAAAAATTTAACAGCCGTGACCTTAACTACATCGCTACGCTTGCTTGGAACCTTGGACATCTTGAAGATTTTGTTTTTGGTGATGAGGTTCGCAGCAAAGAATTCTTCAAGTATATGGAAGAGAGTGACCGATACGGATCAGAGCTGCACTAATTCTCTGTTGCGAATGTGCGCTGCTGCTATATCAGCCTTATTCTGCCCGTAATATGGGACAGCGTGGTGAGCTTGTATCATCTCATCGCAGAGCCATTTATCATCTACGCAGAAATCACCTAAATATCTGCCGTACTTACCCTTCTCTCTAGTCTTGAGAAGTATGTGATCACTGTTCAAAAAGTCTTTGACAAACTTCTTAGAGGCTTTGCCGTATTGTTTTTCTTCCAAATCTCTAGTGCGAGACTCGGGAGCGTCAACGCCGTACAGACGAATGCGCTGCTTACGCACACTAACAGACCAACCGAGATCAACATTAACATCAATAGTGTCTCCATCAACGACTCGAACAATCTGACAAACGTAGATGTAAGGATCATACATACTCGCCTGACCTTATGATATCGGTAAGCTCTAACGCTCTGCCGCCTACCTGTTTTGCCCATCGGCTATCAAGAAACTCAGTGCTAGCCTCATCGTAATTGCCTTCTTCCATCGCGGCTAATGCTCGCTTAAAAAGCCGGAACCTTGTCGCACCCAGATTCAGGAAGATATTAATGATTGCCTCCTGACGAGTTTCATCTAATTGACCAAACCACGGATACTCAGCGCTAAGCTCTTTTATACATCGAAGGATGTCATTGGACAGCAGGTATTCTATCTCTTCCATTGCCAGCCCTATGCCGCCCTCGGGATCAATATTTCTACCAACGCCAATAGTCAGCTTACCGCTTGAGCATTTGTAAGCGTGAGTTTCTACGCCTTCGTGGCGCTTTAGTTGTTCGATTAGCTTATCCATCTTATTCACTTCTGAGAGCCTCCATAGAAGAACGCCGCGCAAGTGCCTAATATTCCTGATAATTGTCCCAGCACGAGTGAGATTATGGTTTCATCATTTTGATCGTGAGGCAGAATAGTCACGGTCATTACATAAGCTCCGTACAAAATAAGAGCAAGAATGCAAAAGACTTTAGGCGTAACATCGCTTGCAAACTTAGTCCTAGCATCCTTCCTGTCCTCAACCTCAGTCTTAAATGACTCTAGGTCTATCTCCATTTCTCGAATCTTTGTTTTAAAATCTTGATCCGCTTGTTTTACAAGAACCGCTTTGTCAGGTTCGCGCTCTATCAAGTCCTCTATTTCATTAGCAGTTGCAGTTTCAGGCAAGCCTAGTTTAGATGCAGCCATCTTTACAGCCATTCCTGCCATCGGACCGCCCGCAGCACTAGCTATCGTTGGCGCTAGTGATTTAAGCAAGCCGCCTAATTTCATTCGACAGTTTCCACAATAGTGTCAATTGTGTCGCAAACATCAGGAACAATAACGCCAGCCGTGGCAGAAAGCGCTCCTCTGCCCACTGCCCGAACACCTTTGTAAAAGGAAGAGCAGTATATTTCTTTGTTAGCAATAACTTGTTCAACAGATGTGCAGCTTGATAACGTAAAAACAAACAATAAACCGATCAGTCTCATCTCATTTTCTCCAGTTGCCTAGCAGCTTCTTGGTTTATAGGCTTTACCTTCTCTTGAGCATCAAGATACTCTTTTAGCCTTTTCTTGTAATCGTTCATGCTGTGGTCAGCGACTCTATCCTTTACGCCGCCTCTATCAGCTCTCCTAGTGTCCTTGCTTGGATTTA